TCTTCTGGTACACCTTCTCCTTTTCTTACATCTTCTTTTTTAAGATCGTCACGCTGTTTATACTCTTCAGCAACATCATTACGGATACTATCATCCATTACTTTGTTACCTATTGTATTAGCTTCATCTACAGACTTACCAGCTTTTCTAGCTCTTAATGCTGCCCATCTAGCTCTACCAAAGCCTACAACAGTATAACCTGCTATATTTAAACCTGCTCCAGCAAAAATAGCTTTTATTCTTGCTGTCCAAGGATTATCTTTATCTGGGTCAACAGACAAAAACTCTGAGAATGGTAACCAAGGGGCATATTCATTTAATAAATTAGCCATATTACCATAGTCAGAAGAAGATGAGATAAGATCTGCAACAGAACCTTCTGCCATTACACTTCCCATTTTAGGTATAAACCTAATAAACTTAGATCCTTTACCTGTACGGGCAACTCCTCTAACCATACCACCAACTAATGGCGTATTATTCTTTAATGCACCCCTTAATAGTTTAGCTCCTCGTACTTTATTAGCAAATTGTGCTGACTTACCAAACATGGTAGGAGCCATAGCTCCTCCTGTTAAAGATGTAGCGTAGGTTAGTAGACCAAATTCTACTAAACCCCGCACTAATTTACCTGCACCAGAGTAGTTTGTTACTTCATACTTGTCTGGTATATCTAGGATTCCAGGGGATGCTCCACCTTCGTTTAAATATTCTTTAAATGCAAAAGGGTTCTGACCGTATTCCTGTGGATTACCCTGTATGCGGTTGGAGATAGACATAATAGTATCTCCTGTTAGATCAACAAAACTACCTATGCTTTCTACAGCATCAGTAGCTCCACCGTATAAGGCTTTACCAACTTCCTGTACAGCTTGTACTGGATTGTCAGCAATAAAACCTTGATCTTTTGCTAGCTCTGCCTGTTGTGCTAGTAATGCAGCTTGATCTTGCTCTGCTAGTTCACGTCTTTCAAGGCGATTTTCATTTAATCTTTGAGATTCTTCGCTTGCATAATTCAGTGATTGAAGAGGTTGTTCTTCTTCGATGTCAGAAAAATCAAGTCCTTGAACTTGGCTTCCTTCCAACTCTGTTAAATTGTCTTCCATTAATTTTCAGTCCCGTAGGGCTATTTGATTGACTTGTATTTTTTAAGTAGTTCGTTTAACTTTTCATTACCTTTCATACTTGTCCATTGACTTGACCCTATTTGTGTTAATAAAATCATTGCCAATTTATCTTGGTTTATTTCAGAGAATAGATCTGTTTCTTTAAGATCTGAACGTTTTAAAGCTTCTCTTAAACCTTTTCTTATAAATTGGTATCTACCTGCTGCATGTATATAACCTGTATCATGTAGTTTTTTAAGTCCTTTTTCAGTTTTTGGAAATTTTGTATAGTTATATCCGCTATCTTGTATAGCTAAAATTTCTCCAATGGTCATTTTAGTTAGTTTCTTACCTGTATTTGCTGGATGATCTCCGTAAGTTCCACTGAAACCAACAACTGTTTCACCTTCATCTTCTCCACCTTGATTAAATGCTTCATAACCATTGCCTGTTACATCAACTGTTGACTCACCGCTATGGATAATATCTAGCATTTCAATTTCTAGTTCTAACCTTCTCTCGTTGTTTATATCTGTGTCAGTAATTTCTGAAGCTGCACTAGGTTCAATAGTAATGCCAGCAAACTCTGGTTCTAGTTTAAGTAGTTCCAGTATACCATCAGTACTATTTCCTTTTTCTTTAATAGTATCTAATCTTTCTTTACCAATTATATTTTCTACAGCTGGTAAGAACACATGGTCAAAATTCTTTTGAGGACTACTATACCTACTCATGTACTCAGCTTGTATACTACCATCATCAAGATTACCCCACATAAAACCTACTCCGTTTTCTAAAACGTTAGAGACATAAATCTTTTCTTCTAAGTCTGATTTAAATTTTATGTATCTTGCATATTCTGGGTTAGGTACACGTTCCCAACCTTTACCTAAAATTCTACGTAGCTGATGACCTACGACACCCACACCCATACCAGATGGATCATCATCCCTAGTGTATTCTCTTATGTTAATTTTCTGTTCTGGTACATCTAACTCATTAAATTTAGTTAATGTTGTTTCTAAATCTTCAAGGCTAGTTACTGTAGTTAGATCTACATTAAGAACACTATCAGTTGTGTCAATAAGATCTCTAGAGAATGGTACATCTACGTTAAAGCTATTGAAAGAAAGACCATTATTATTAAATAGACTATTAAGACGTTCATTACTACCACTGTGATAAGCATTTAAAGCTTCTAAAGTATAGTTACTAAAGTCACCTTTATTCCAATTTTCAGCATCTCCAGTTACCATATATGCAGTTAATTTACGTATAGTTTCGTTGTTGTTATTAGTAGTACCTTCAATAAGTTTTAAACCATTAAACATTTTTTGCTTAATAACTCGTTCTACAAGATCTGGTCTTGCTAAAAAGTTTTCATAAGTAAAAGTATCAGTAACACCAGCTGCCACTAATAATGCAGAATACTCATCTTCTCTGACAGGTATGCTACCGTCTGGAGTAATTAAAGTTTGGGTTAGATCAGTTAAAGAAATATATCCTTCTTTCTTCAACGCTGTGTTAACTCTAACATCGACATTACTTGTCAATGCTTTTCTAGTATCTACCGATAAATTTTCCCATTCTTCAATTTCTGCTTGGATTTTGTCATTCCATTTTACTCTTGCTTTTTCACCTTTAACTAAAGCAATTTGATCGTTATAAATAACAGCAGGGTGAGTTGATAAAGGGTCACGTCTACTTAATTCATTAAATATATATCCAGGCTCATCATTATCTGTTAATTCAAAAAATACATCTGCTTTAACTATAGAAGTATTTTTAAATATATAACCATTGTTATTAGCTATACCATCACTAGCTGTTTGCAAAATATCATTTTCAAGTTTTGCTTGTTTATCAACAGAAGTTAAACCTTCAAAATTACTGGTATAAAATGAATTATCAAAACCGTTTACACCTAGTGTTAAGTCAACATTATCTGCATCACCTTCAAGACCTTCAACGATGTCGGGCTTTTCTACACCATCGACACCATTAGATGCTTTTAGTTTTTGTGTGTAATATTGAATAGCAAATGCTATACCATCATCAATATCAACCTTATTCATTTTAGAATAAGATCGTGCTACTGATAGAATTTTAGGAGATACCCAGTTTACAAAAGCTGTAGCTTGTAAATCTTTTTCTTCGGTAGAAATACCTTGGACTTTATTTTGAAGTAAACTTTTTACAGTTTTTTCTAAATCACTGACACCAACTTCATGACGTTTTTTAGCATTTTCATCGCCATCGTAAGGATCGCCAAAGACATCGTTTTTTTTATATTCAGCTAGAACTGTAGGATCTATACGTTGTACATTAACATTATATATGTTTATCTTACCACCATTTTTAACATCGTATGCTTTTTCAAGTTCCTTCATTATCTTTCTACTTTCAACTTCGTTTAAAGGTGGTGTGACTTTAAAAGTAGAATCGTGTTTTTTAAATATAGCATTAGCCCAATACTTACCATAGTATTCTTCCTTTTGGTAAAGTCCAGCTAAAGCTATTTCATAACCTACGATATCATTACCATATTCTACATCAAGATTTGCTAAGTCTTCTCTTAACTGAATTTGTTGACCAGCTAATTTTTTACGAGCATCAGCAGCTATAGACTCTAATACTTCTGCCCTTAAAGCATCTGTATCTAAATCACTACCAAACAAGTCAGACAGTGATGACAACTCATATGTACCATCTTTTTTCTTTGGTGATACACCTGCGATATAAAATTTATCTTTTTCTAGAAAGTCCAATAAGTCAGTAGCATCATCATCATTTTTAAACTTTTCACTCATAAGAGTATCAGTAAGAAATTCGATAAGTTTAGTTTTAGATGCAGTATACCTACTACCTTCAACACTAAGAGCGGACATAAGTCCAGGAGCGTTATTAAGGAATTCTTGTATACCTAACTGAGCTGTTGCTTGTCCATTTTCAGAATCTAAATCAGTAAAATAAAAGTTTATAAATTGATCTTTATAATCATCTAATTGTTGAGTAGCATAATCTCTTTGTGCTTGATTAAATTCGTTTTGGTTAAATATATTAGTTCTCTCAACAACTTTGCTAGTGAGATACTTATTAACCATTGACTTATTCAAGCCAGTTCCATTACGAGTTATGTATTCACCCTGTAAAGATGCTACAATTTTTTCCTTAACATCTGTATTTTTAATGTTGTAGTAATCACCAACTCTATATGTTTCTCCTTCGTGTTCTACTTCTCTGTCTACTATAGGGTCATCACTATTACCAGTTAGTACACTATCTCTGTAAGCATCCCAACCTGTAGCAGCTTCCATCAACATACCACGTCTGTAACCTAAAGCAAAGTTTGAATTTTGTTTTTTTAGATTTAACAGCCTGTATTTCTGACGTAGGTCAGCTTCAAAGCCAGCTTCGTCCCACTCTTTTTCTATCTTGTCAGTTGCTGCACTAACCTCAGTTCTTTGTTTAGCAACTTCAGCTTGTATTTGTAACTCTTGGTCGTCATCTAGTTTAACCTTTTCACACGCTGACTGATCGCCTTGTTGACACTGAATAGCAGTGTTTATACCATCTTGTATTTGGTTTTGTGTGATAGGTTTTATAATATTTGTAGCAACAGTCTCTAACGTATTGTTTAGGGTTTTACTAAACTGACGTAGGTTTGCTAACTCGTAAACATCTTCAGCATTTTGTAAAGTAGAGAGACGTTTCATCTCTGTTATCTGTTCGTTAGAAGCAGCTTTATAATCTGATACTGTAGTTTTACGCTCTTTTTCTAAGGACTTAGCTAGGTCTGTGTACTGTTTTACTTCATTAGTTGGTACAGTTCTTTGTCTAAATCCTTGTGCTTTTGTTGATCTTTGATATGCCATAGTTTATACGTCCCAGTTAAATCTTTCTGCTATGTATCCTTCCCCGCCAATAGCACTTGTTGCACTAAGAGCAGTGGAGAAGCCACCGAGGATTGGCCCAAGGGCAGATGGTTTACGTGGAGCTGCCTTTTCAATAGGTCTAACAGTTTTAAAGGATGCAGACGGAGCTACAGCAGCAGTAGTTGTGATAGCGTTAAGTGCTCTAGTATTTGCTCCATACTGATCTAAGTCAATACCATATTTCTCAATACCGTAGTTCTTAGTAGCGTCATATACTGTAGCATCTATTTGTGCTTGTTTGAAACCAAAGTCACGTTCGGCTTCTTGTAATGATAATAACATGGATTGACCTGCTTGCTGTCCGCTAGCCAGTACTGAACCTTGAGCTTGTATAGCTTTAGCAAGGTTAGCTTGACTCTCGAACGATTGTTCGGTTATCCGTTCTCTTAGTTTCTGGTCTGATGCTGTGAGTGCTCTCGTAGCTTCAGCCTGATTTATTTCTTTTTGTTTATAGTATGCTGCTCTTGAAGCTGCGTCAGCTTGTAGTTGAGCAGTAAATACTTCACCTTTTCGTTGATCGTTAAAAGCTGAAATTTGGATTTTATTTAGGTAGTCCTGTCTCGCTATAGCATTAGAACGATTAACAGCAGCAACTTGATTAGCATGCTGTCTGTTCTGTTCTTGTATACCTGTTATAGCTTGCACACCACCCATGATACCTCCAATTACTAGGGGATCGCACATGGTTTAATAAATTGTATTAAGGGTACTCCATTGTAAACATGATAATTAATAAAGGTAAAGCCTAGAAGTTTTAGTAGTTTTATGTGTGCCTCATTCCGCATATCTGCTTGGTTACATAAATAAGGATTAAGTAAACTGTTTACCCAGCGTTTCGCTTCTCTTACAAATGTATGAGGATATTCTGTGCTAGCATCAGTACATAACATCCATATTATATTGTGCGGGGTCACACCCGCCACTCCAGCAGCCTTGCCGTTGGGAACCGTGAAATACACGGAATAAGTTGAGTTGTAATAAGACTCTATAATAGAAGCCTCAGCACTTAGACCAGAGGTTTGCTCTGTCTCACGTCTATCTTCATAGCGTAAGTTAAGACCCACACTGAGAGCTAACTCAGGAGTGCAGGTCTTAATATACTTACCTTCGTACATGTCGTTTTGGTGAATAATTGCCATCCCAGCTAGCTGAGAGTAGGGCAGTGGAAAATGGGTCGGGTATCTGTATTTGCATTGTATATTTATCGTTCTTCTTATGAACAGGTACTCTTACTGCCTTATGTAATTCAGATGGAGGGTTGTTATAGTTACTAGCATTAGTTACCATACCAGACTCATACTGTATATAAGAGTCCATATCAGCATATACAGGGTCTTGATGAAACTGCATAGGGCCAGATACACCTAATTCAAAGTTAATTCCAGCAATACGTAGCTCTCCATCAAGGTCATAATTAGTCTGTCCCTTGTTATAATAGTATGTAGGTAGCTCTATAATGGCTGTATACCTATAACCAACCACTACTTTAGCATTACTAGCTATATTAATACCGTTAAAAGTAGCAGTACCTGTACCTACAGCATCAGCTTTCCTTACTATACCAGCAATAGAATTATTGTCACTGTCATTACCATAGATACCAATTAAATAAAAGTTGGTAGCTGCAGTGGGTGTGTAAGGTATTCCTACGACAGTTTTTTCAGGGGCAGTTGTAGTCTGTGCAGTACCAGTAACTGTTGTTGGTTCTACTAAACTATCAAGACATGGTTCAAACCATCTTGCTGTTTTAAGAGGTGAACCTATATCAGTTGATGTACCACCTACTACATAGGCTCTATCAGTGTCAGCGTCAGTTACATATTCATGACGACTAAGAATATAGTCACTACCATGTAGTGTAACTGTAAAATAACTACCACCTGTATAGAGCATATGTTGCATAGTACCTGTTAATGTCCAAGTGTACCAAGCAGATTGCTCACGTTTTGTACCACTGTTGTAGTATTTATAATGGAATATTTCTTTCTGTCCTTTCTGTCCATAACTTACAATACCTATTGGTACAGAATTGCAAGACTTTGTTATACTTTTCGGTAAAAATTCTGGGACAACTCTAGTCTGTTCTAGTATCTGCGGGGGAGTATCGTCATCTAAAATTGTAGCTTCAAACGCTCTAGCATGTGAAGACACATTCGATGTAAATAGTACGGATGTACCCATGTCAACAGGTTGTATACTGCTGTCACATTCATAACTAGAAACTTTTTTAAGTCTAGCAGTTTTAGGACTAAATATATCTGACTCTGTAAATAATAAAAACTGACCGTTATCAGAGAACATTAACAACCCTTTTTGGATAGGTAATGTATGGTTAATAAATGCAGGTTTTATATCAGATACAGTTATATCTATTGGGTTATCATCACTGCCAGATATAGCAGACACAACAAAGAAATTAAAGTAACTTCCAGGTTGACTTAAGATTACAGCTTCTCCAGAAATTAAACCTAATCTATTTCTGTGAAAAAATATTTCCTGTATTTGTCCATTGTTAAAGGTTGGGAATGGGTTAGAATTATTGTCACCAACAAGTCTATCATCCCAGTAGTTTTCGTTACCACGTGTATTAGCAGTAGCTTCGTCTAACTTAATAAATGAGAATGTACCATTACGATTGTTAACAAGAGCGTGAGGCATTGTTGCGGGATCTAACCCTAATACCATTGCATCAGCTGCACTTGTCCCCGCAAAGTTATGGGGTCTTACACATTCTTCCCAACTACCAGCTCCAGAGACACCATTGTTAGCTTCAAACTTTACATAGTAATCATCAGTTTCTAGATCAGCAGTGTTAGATATTTGTGCTACATAATCTTGTTTACACATAGCAGGTAATCTAGAAACATCTTGTGCTTTCTGACCTATCACACTCATGTTTTCATTAACAGCACCACCAAGGAAGTTAACCCCAGAGGCTGCAGAGCCGTGCATAAATAAACCACTACCTATAACTTCAGCTGTTACGTTTGATACGTTACTATTAATAGAAGCTGCAAGACCATTAAGAATGGTAGCCATACTAAGAGTACCATTATCTGGATTCTTAGGTGCTTTGAAATACCCAATATTAGGCTCATCTTGATATGTAGTTAATGGTTCTACCGCTTCCACTGATACCCGATATACAACACCTTCTATAGTAACATCAACAAATAAACTTTCTGCAGTAGTTTTATTTTCTGATCTAATTAAACCACCGTCAGACAGTGTTACTGTAGCTGTATATCTAACATCATAGTTTTGTGTGTAACCCAAAAAGTCACTTCCATCAAAATTTTCTATGTTATTAGCAATGTAACTTTGTCCGTTTACTTGTAAACTTCCTTCAATATTGTCTGTAATATTTGTACCACCTACTTGAGCACCTGTTGTATCAACAGCAGATCCTCCAGAAAATGACCATGTTAGTGTACCAGATTTAGCTTGACTTTCATCACCAGAGTTCCATGTAGCTCCAGAACCTATAACTGCTGTAGCTGCTGCATTAGTTCCATTTCCAATATTACCAAAAGTAACAGTAGGTGCAGACGTATAACCACTTCCCGAATCAGTTACTTCAACTCTTTCAAAAGTACCATCATTAGCAATAATTGCTTTAGCTGTAGCTCCAGTACCACCTCCACCAGATAAAGTTACGGTTGTGGTTGAGGCATAATTACCATCTCCATTATTGGTCATATTAATTTCACTAACAACTCCTTTTACATCTACCTTTACAGAACTAACCCTAAAGTAATTATTGGGTGTGGGAGCTGCACCGCTATATAATATATATTCAGTATTGTAAGCAACAGTATCCAACCTAGCATATGAGTAATCTCCACTGTGAATAGGTGAAAAAGTATTACCTGTAGTACCTACAGTTTTTTGTTTGTTAACTATTAATGTATAATCTTGAATTGTTTGTATTGCGTATTCTTGTGTAGCCCCCGCTAGGTAGGCAAACAAAGAATCTCCTGTATTATTTGTTATAGCTAATTCAGTACCTGCTGGGATGACATCACCTGTAGTAGTGTAACCAGATACTGATTCATAATATGATGTTGCAGCTACTCCTGTATTTACAACAGTAATATCTGTTAAAGTCCAAATACGTATAGGTTTTTGACCCGATCCAGTATTGGCTGGTGTAATTTGTATTAAAAACTTTTCATCACCATCTCTTATAATTTCATACCAATAGCCTGTGCTATTAGCCTGTGTAAGTTTACTTATGAACTCTCCAGCGGGACGTTTCTTTAAACCAAATGTAACATCTGGGACGGCATTATCGCAGACCCTTAACTGTCCTGGAAATTTAATTTTATCTGGCTGTTGAGATACACCCCCAAGAAAGTTTGGGATACTTTGATTTACTGCTGCCATTACATTCTTCTTAGTACTTTAAATGGTCGGTAGACTGTGTTAGCATCTTGTTGATACTGGAAGTCATTAAATATATTGTGGTCACCTTGGCGGGCATCATACTCTAAAGCAAGTGCTCTAGCGTACGCTTCTTCTGCTTCTAATAATTTAGCAGATTCTGCACTACTAACCATACGGTTAGATGCTACTCTAGTAGCTTTAGCAGTAACGTAATCTTTAAATGCTTGAGGTAGATCTTCAAAATCTAACATCCACACTATGTCAAAATATAATTTACTACAATTTTCAAAGGTGAATGTATGATTCTTTTTATCATAAATTTTCATTACACCGTTATCACTACGTCTAACTATGTTATAATCTTTACCATGTTGATAAATATTAAGGTCTATTTGTAGGACATTATTAGGAACGATACATTGATTGTTTGTATCGAGGTCAATAGGATACTCATTCTCTGTGTTGTATGACCATCCCTCAGCTTCTATCTCACGGCAGACTTGCCTTAGAGTCTTCTGTGCTATAGCCACTTCTGGGCTCTGCACATTAGTTATATTATTAACTGGGGATTCTCCAACGCTCATCAGGATTGAGTTTACAGCATCTAGTTCGGTAGACACTCCGTAAGATATTTGTGCCATGTAAAAAAAAAGGGGACACGAAGTCCCCATATAAATAAATTAGTTGTTGAAAGCTGCTGGCTTTGTAGTTGTCCCTGCGAACAATTCTACACAAGCTGCTGGATTAACAAAATCTGCTCCCATAGCTAGTCTTCCTAGGATGACATCGCCTTGGTAAACAACTGAAACATCACCACTTGTTACTTGAACCTGTGGCCCTATTGTTTCTACAACACCTGCAGCTTCTCTTTGGAAGATTAGTCCGCATGTGTTTGCAAAGTTAGAGGCAGCACCGTAGTTTGAACGTGGGCCATAGTTATTACCTGTAACTTTTGTAGCTGTCTCAATACCTTCAGATACGAATGAACCTGTATTTCCAGGATCTACTGTATCGAGGTCAGTAGCAGCTGAAGCACCACTTGAAGGTGCATACTTAGTACCATACTTAGAGAAGAATGGAGCGTTCATTGACTTGTAGATTTTGATACCTGCAATCTCAATTACACCATTTCCGCTTTGTAAAGATGTACCTTGTACGTCTCTGTTGATTAGTCCGTTAGAACCTGCTCCTTTTATAAGCTCATAGTACTGACGTGGGTTTAGTACTGCGACTCTTCCGTCATCAGATACACCCTTTTCGTCTAGTGCTGCTGCTGCATCATAAAATGCTGTTACAAGATGAGTATCATTAAGAGCATCGTCAGCGTTAGAACCTGCACCAACTTGAATTTGTGTACCACCTGGCTCTACGAAATTAGTGAGTGATACTGGGCTAGCTTGTCTAGCACCTTTTGCAATAGCTCTGAAGATAAGTCTATCATACTTTTGAGCAAGAGCATATCCAATCTTCTTGGAAATTTCTCCTCTCATTTCATAGTGTGCTAGTGTCTCATCTAACTCATAAACAAATGCAGAACTGATTAATAAATCATCAACTGTAATTGTCTTCTCCGCTATTGGAGGAGTTTTGTCATCATTTCCTAATATAGAATTTCCAGGTGTATGGTATTCCGCAGTTGTGCGTCCTGTATAGATGAACTGTAAACTCTTCCCGTTAGTTAACGTACGCTTCATGACTAGGTCACGTGCGATTGTTTCTCTTTGGAAGCCAGTAAACATCTCTCCTGAAAACAATTTAAGATATAAATCTCTGTTGTTTGTAGCGTTTGTCGCTGTGTTTATTCTACCCAGAAAGGTTTGTGACGCTGGGTTGTTTGTTGACTGTTGTGCCATTATATTGTTAGGTTATATGTATCGTCTCTAGATCTAGAATTGTTAGAATCTTAAATGTATCAGCTAAGACTCAAGCTGAGTGTAGGTCTATCCCTACCGTCTAGACGGCAAAAGGTGTCTCCTTAGAGGCTTTTACCAATTAGAGGGGAGTCCGACTCTGAGGTGCTCCCCCCCTTTTTGTTACTTCACAATTTTTGTGTAAGTAACGCCACGATATACGTAAGTTACTGTCATGGTAATCTCCATATACCAAAGCCCCGTTCCATGCTTTGGAATCATGCGTCCCTTGCGGGGATGAACGGACGTGGCTGTTAGCCTAGTGCAGGTGCAGTCAATGCTACAGGAGTAGCTTCAGCAGATGCTAAGTCTAACGGGAAGTTATGTGCATTTCTTTCGTGCATTACTTCCATTCCAAGGTTCTGTCTATTAACAACATCAGCCCATGTAGGGATCACTTTACCATTAGCGTCAACTATTGACTGGTTAAAGTTAAACCCATTAAGGTTGAAAGCCATAGTGCAGATTCCCATAGAGGTGAGCCATATGCCAACCACGGGGAAAGTACCAAGAAAGAAATGTAAAGAACGAGAATTATTGAAAGAAGCATATTGAAATATAAGTCTACCAAAATATCCGTGTGCAGCTACGATGTTATAAGTCTCGTCTTCTTGACCAAACTTATAGCCATAGTTCTGAGATACTTC